TTAGTTATGTAAGTTCTAGATTCGTCACTGCTTAATCCAGCAGGGCCTTTTTTTATTTCGCCTATTTTTTCACCTAATAAAGTTTTAGTATTATTTACTGCCATTTCACTCAGTAAAGCTACTGCTTCTTTTTTCTGTGTCTCGTTAAGACTACTCCATTGTTCTTTAGTAAACGCTTCTTCAACATTTTTTAAATCATAATCTTTACCTAAAAGTTCTGTGCGTCTTTCTTTTTTTCTTTCGGCTACTCTTTGACCCGCCCCACGCTGAAAAATATTATCTAACAACTTACTAACACTTATATCTGGTCGATTAAATTCACTACCTGATAAATAAGGGCCTTTAACACCATCTACTACATAACCTTTAGCAGCTTTTAACTGGTTTAAAAGTTCAGCACCCGTTGCATTTCTTTCGTCTAAAGAAAACCCAGTCTTACTAAATTTACTTTCATCTACTTCAATAACACGGTCTCCTGCTAAAAAATTTTCAAGTTTTTCTTTATAACCTGCGCCTGGTGCTTGTTGCCAAGTTTGTGCTAAAGAATCTCCCGTACCTCCAGTTGTTTTTATTTCATCAGTACTTGTATCAAGACTATCACCAAGATTTGCTATTGTGTTAAGAACTAACTCTCTAGGTGAATTTGCATTATTTATTATGCTGAAATCATTAGAAATATCACTTATATCCAAACCTCTACTAGTTAATTGATTTGTTATATTTACACCCGCTTCTGTACCAGCTGGGGCGGTGCCCATTAAACTATATTTTTTAGCATCATAAACAACATCTAAGTCATTACCTGTAACTGCACCTGGAACTATAGCTTGTCCCCCATCTCTTTCATTTTTTCCATCCATAGTAATACCGTTCTCTCTAATTGCAAAAGTGCCATCCTGATTAGGCGCCATGGTAGTTACAGAAGGGTTATAACTAAATGAACCATCTTCGTTTCGTTGTGCTGAACGAGATACATCAGATAGATTTATTCTTTTAAAATCTTCATTTCCGCTTTGTTTTAATACGTCTTTGAAAAGATCAGGGTAAAATTTATTTTGTTGAGTTTCATCTAATAAAGGTAAAACGTGTTTAGAAAAACTAAGTGTATTTTTTTGTTTAGCCTCATTACGTTCTGCTACGTATTGACCAAAATCCCCGTATAGTTCGGAGTTCCAATTATCCGGTATTTTATTGCTAGTAAGGTATTCATCTGCAACAGTATCTGCTTGTAGTTCTCCTTCCCTCATACGATTTAACTCAACTAAAGACATATCGTTTGTTTCTTGTGTATTAAAATTTTCTGCAAATGGATTAAAAAGAAAATTTAAAAATTGTCCTGCATTCATGTCTCTGTTCGCAGTAAAAGTGCCGTCTTTGTTTCGTATTGCCATTATAGTTTTCCGTAATCAACCATTAAATAACCAGAACCGTGAGTAATTACTGCCTCTGGTTTTTGTTTTTGAACTTCTTGAGCTAGTACTCCATAAGTAGGTAACTTATCTTTACTTAGTTTTTTAGCTTCTTCACTCCATTCCCAAGTATAAATATTATAGTCGCCTTCTTTGTGACTAAATTTAATATTTTCTTTTAAATTTATATCAGAAAAAGAAAGAGCTCCTATAGCTAAACTAGTTAGCATACTAGTTTGTGAATTTTTATACGCTACTCTATCTCTTTCATATTGACTTCTTCTTGCTACTGCGTTTTCTGCTGCAGCGCCTAAACCAGACATTGAACTTCTGTTTACCCCTTGGCCAATATTAATTAAATCGCTAAGTGTTTTTTGATTTTGATTTAATTGAGCTAGTCTAGCTTCATTTAAACCACCAGCTAAATTAATTGCCCCACCCCTTTGTAATGCTCGTTCTCTTTCAGAAGTTAACGCTGCACTAGACTCAAAACCAAATCTTTCTCTATTTCTTTTACTAATATCTGCTGCAATTTGTTGTTGTTGTTCTACATCTTCTGGGACACTATCTATTAAGCTAGTATCTGTTTGGCTTTTATAGATTAATTCATCCTCAAAAGGCCTGTAGTCACGTATATACCTATCTTGCTGACGTTCTGAAATATCAGCAAAAATTGCATCTGGCTCTTGTTTTTTTTGCTCCGCAACTATATTTATGGCTGCTTTAGCACTTTTAGCTACAGCACTCATCATTCCCATTACTCTGGTACCCCCGCCGATAGCTTATTATCTGCTCTATATTGTCTGCCTTTTTCTTTTAGATAACTACCACCTAGTCTACCTACATTACCCATGAGGTTAGTAGCCCTAGATAAACTTGCCGAAGCCCTGTTTAAATCTTCAGATCTTGCTAGTTTAGAAGCTTTAGCTAAACCACTACCCGCGTCAGCTGCTTGCCCTCTAGCAGTAGCTAATACCCCTATTTGTTGGTTAGCTTTTACATCGCCAGCAACAACATTAGCATTAAGCATATTTCCTACCGCACCTAAAGCCCTATTAGCACTGGTATCAACTCCAGATACAGTACTTAAAGTAAGTGGCCTTCCAGTTAGAGATTGCATCGTGTCTGCTTGCGCACGACCACGTAACGTACCACGAGTATCTTGTTTTAAAGAATCATCACGCATCTTTAAAAGCAAAGGGTCATACGTCCCCTCAAAATAAGCTTGGTCTTCTTGTGCTATACGTGCCTGTGTTTTTTCTATTTGACTAGGCTGATACTGTTGTGGTTTTGGTCTTCTGCCCATTACACTTCCTTTTTATATACTGTTGTAACTGCTTTAAATCCATGCAAGTTAGCCGTCTTACTCCATCCAAGACGGTTAGAATGAAACTCCATTCCAGTTATGCTAGTGTTTTTTACAAGTCCTTCTAGGAACTCAACACCTGCACCTATTATACTATACCCAGGTCTACTATAAGCAACCCAAATATGTAATGTTTTTTCTCCACCTGCATCGTTAATTACTGAAACTATTACAAAACCTGCATAATAGTCCTTTTTATACGCCATGTATAATTCGGAACTACCTTCGCGTAACGCTGCATACACGTCCGCGGGTATCCAATCTGCGTATGACTTTTGCGTTACACGTTTAAGATCTTTTTCAATGTTGTTGTAAGCAACTTTTACATCCTCTATTGGAATGTATTCAAAAACGGTATCTTTAATAGTCCAACTCTTTGCCATATCGTCCATACCTCTTCCTGTGGCTTAGACCTGCTGTTTTGTATTTAACTGTTCTTTTTACACCAGTGTCACCGCCACGGCCTTTTAATTCTGCCAGTCTTATTTGTTCATTAAACAAACCAAAATAATCTGCGGAAGCAGTTGGGTCAGTCCATTCTTTTGCTGGTATTCTTAATAATCTATAAACTGTGCCATAAAGAATAGCATCACGGTAAGTGTCACTAAAAGTAGTATCAATGTTACGTGTAGTTCGATTTGGTTTTAAAGCAACATTCATAATTAACTGTTTATTTGAATTAGGTACTGGTACTAACCAGAAAGTATCTGGAGTTTTTTGTAAGTAAACAGTTGGTGTTCCACCACGGTCACGCCAGTCTGGGTAGTTAAGTTCTAAACTTCTAGGGCTAATAGGATCTAAATCATGCCCATCATAAGTAGCTAAAAGTATTTGATGTACATCAGTACCAGTAGGTTGATCAAACTCGTACTCATATATACCAGACACAGTAGTAATTGGATCTAAATCAAAAGTATATGCTCTACTTTTTTCACAAAGTTCTATAGTTGCTGACCTAATATTAGTTTCAATTAAACTGTCAGGGCAACCCGGAGCATAAGGTAATATATCTCTAATTAAAGAATCAAAGCTAGCCATTTACTACTCCTTGGTTAGGTTGTATTGCGTTTGCAGTTACTCCACCTCGCGCAAGGCTTTGCGTAAATAACTGATAATGACTGCCAGCACGTTGTTGGTTTCCTGCATATTCTGAGTCTTTTAGATAAGCTCTATATAAAGCAAAATTTATTAAAGCATTAACGTAAATATCGTCTACTTGTATTACATCAGTAGCTGCACCAAGACTAGTAGGATTTTTAGAATACACTACTTCTACGTAAGCACTACCAGCGACACCTGGATAAACATAAAATTTTCTAGGATCTTCGTTGTCAAATATATAGTGTTTAACTTCAGTACCATGTATTGCATCACCGGTTACTGTAGGGTTATGCCAATTAGGTTCCGTTGAGTTTAAAGAATCTTCTGTTACTACTCTAATACTTCTAGCACCAGTAGCATCTGTAGCTGTTCCTGACATGTTTCTTACTACTTTAATTAGGCGTAAACCGTCAGTTGGTATCGTTTGTTCGGTACCTGTTGTTAACTGCACATTACTATGTGTAGCAGTAGCGTCAGGTCTTATATTTGCAATTTCTCTTTGGGCATCACTTAAATAATCAAACATTTCACCATCAGTCCAACGTACCCCTGTATTATCTTGTAAGATATTACGTACCCTAGAAAGAATGTGCTGCGCTTGTAATGTACCCGCCATTTAATTATTTTTTCTTAGTTGTTTTCTTTTTAACTGGAGCTTCGCCACCTTCCCAAGCTTCATTAATATCTGGGGTAGAGGGGTCATCTGCTTGCAGTTGTCCTTTTTCATTTCTTGCTCTTACTGGTTTTTTTACTTCTTCTTTTACTTCTGTACAACCAGCTTGTAGACACGCATAAGCAATATACTCTGGAAATTCTCTAATTTCCCCTGCGGCTACTCTAACTGCATCACCTGTTGTAAGTGATACATGTAAATCTGTTGTTGATGTTACTTTCATTCTTTTCATTTTTAACTCCTGTTTTAAGAAGGGGTGGCTATCTCTAGCCACCCGATTCTAATTAAAATGCGCAATCTACTCTGATTACACCAAAGTCTTCGTTCTGACCAGAAATGTCAGAATTATAGACTGGCTTTTTAAGGCCCATTATCTTACCAATAGAAATACCGTTTTGGTTTCCATAGTCAAATGTGTCTTCAACTATTTCAGGTAACCCGATATCTGCCATTGCAAGAGACTGAGCTCCACAGAATAGGCAAGCAGCGAAATCAACATCACTACCAGACCCACCTTTCTGAGTACCAGAAGTACCCTGAGATGTGTTTGGTACATGTCTGAATTCGTGAACCATAACGCCGTCAACCATTAAGCTAGAAGATCCAGCAAATAGTTCGTTGTTTGGTCCTCTGATGCCAGCACTTCTTACGTTAGATAAGAAGTCTGAATCTAGCTTCAGATCAGCCATTACTTGTGGAGTAACAAAAAGATGGAACATCTCTTCATTACCTGCGCCTCTCATACCTCTAATGTATTGGTCTTTAGCAAATGCTTTTAATTCCACAATAGACTTGTAAGACATTGTGTCAGCAGCAACTAAAGCAGAAGTATCACCAGCAACTAGACCACTAGTCGCATCAATTCTTCTGTGTCTGTTAGAAGTAGGAGCAGTTATATCAGCATTAAATGCCAAGTCAGATAAATTAGCACCTGAACCTAAAGTAGGTCTTGTAGCAGAAGAACCACCGATATTGTTGTTCTTTCTGTTATAAGAAATCCCAGCTAAGGTTAAAAACGCTAACTGATCCATACGATCTGCCATTGCGTATGCAAGTGCATCTCTTGAATGCTCACGGAAGTTGACAACAGATTTTTGATCAGCAAGACGACCCGAAAGTCTGTTTGCCATTCTCATTTGATCTAGTTGTACAACGATGTCGTATGCTCTTAATGCTTCTTCATTACCTTCAAGAGTGTTGTCTCCAACGATACCGTCACCAGTCATGTCAGCAAGAAGTGTTAAAACAGCTCTTGCGCCTTTTTCTGATTGAGTAAGTTCAGTTATTTGCTGAACCATTGCGTTGGGTCCACTACCCGCAAATTGGTTAATGAAAGACATATTTCGAGCTACACGCCAAAAATCACGAGACCAGATAGTAAGCTGTTCACTGGTCAACGCGCTAAAGTTTGTATTAGCCATAAGGCCCTCCAAATAAAATTAAATTAAATAACCAATCGCTATTTGGGGCGATATCCCGTATACCCTTTATCGTTGGGGTACGATATCGTTAGTTTAACGAGCACGACCTCGAGCAGTTAACGTCGTTGCAGACGAATTATACGATGATTATACTGAACGATCAGTTGTTAGATATCGTTCCAACGGACGAATTCTTAAATAGTATACTACTCTTTAATCAAAGTCACCACGTAATCTTCGTAAAGTATCTTCAGGTAATGCACGAAATTCATCATCAGACATTACATTTATATCTACTACTTTTTTATTCTTAGCAGACTCACCTTTCATTTCAGGTGGTTGCGCTTGAGATGCTTCTACTTTTTTCTTAACAGTAGCTTTTTGTTTCTTTTCTTGTACTGCTTTAGTCAAAGTAGGTGCGGGATCAACTGCTGGAGCTGTTTCACCTTGTAATAACTCTGGTTTTTTACTTAACAAAGTAACTTCAGTAGCTTTTGCTAAAGAATCAGCAGCACCATATCCTTGATAAATAAAAGCATCACGTAACTCCATAACTTCATTAGTTAAACCTTCGTCATAAGCTTTACTTTTTTCATCAAAAATAGGAAAGACTTCCATAATCTCAGAAGCTTTTTGAGTTAATTCATGCAATTCACGATCTTGTTGTACGGTTTGACCCATTTTACTTTGCATTTCAGACATTATCTGTTCCCTTTCGGCTGACCTAATCTCTTGTCTAACTAAAGCAGCTTTTTCTGTTTCGCCTTCTAAAACTAAATCCTGATAAGTTTTTTCTTGGGCAACAAAATCATATTCAGGTGCTTTTGTTTCTTCAGCTTCTTTGCCCTCTATGTCTTGTAAACGTTTTTGCATTTCTTTGTTTTTTGCTAAAACTTCATCAAGTCTAGATTTAGGCACCATAGGTGCTTTAGGTTCTTCGACTACTTCTTCTACTTCCTCTGTTCCTTCCTCCACTGCTTCCACAGGTTGCTCATCATCTCCTTGAACTGCCTCTGGTTCTGGTGTTTCTGTTTCACCTTCTGGTTCTTCAACTGAAGTTTCTTCGACTTGCTCCTCTGCAACTTCTTCTGTTGTTTTCTCTCCAACAACCTCCTCTTCTGTTTCTTCTTCTTCAACCTCTGCCTCCGTAGTTTCGGGTTCTTCAAAATTCATATCAACTTGGAAAGGTGCAACATCTTCTTCAGTTTTTGCATCCGCTCCAGGCATACCTTCAAATTCTAGTTCTGTAGTATCATTATCTTTTTTAGCCATTACGTGCCTCCTTTGGTTTTCATAGCTTCGACAGCAATTTTTGATGCCGCTTGGGTTTCACTTTGTCCTTTCCTCATATCATTAGTTACCGATGATAACTGTTGACGTAAGGCAAGTTCTTCTTGCTTCATTTGCATTTTCGCTTGCAGTTCAGCCACTTTGAGTTGTGGATCAGCAGCAGACTCTTGGGCTTTTGCCATATTAAGCTGCGAGAGCGATTGCAAATTCTGTACTTCTGCTTCCATCTTAGCAATTTCAAGTTGTATTTTTTGTATTTCAGCTTGTGCTTGGAAGGCTTGTATTTGTGCTTGTTCTTCAGATGGTGGTTCCATACCCTGCATTATACGTATACGTCTAGCAACTTCACCTTTTTTAGCTAAGTGTGAATAATCAACAATTAGATCATCAGGAATCGGTACACCAACCTGTCTAAGTTGTATAGCTTCAGCAAATTGAACTTCATCATAATTATCTCTAGCTGGCATAGTACCTACTACTACTTTATATTCTCCAAAGGTTAAGTCATTTATTATATCTCCTTCAGGAGTTACTTGATTTACTACAACCGGAACTTCTGGTTTCATTGGATCACTTTCATCAGTGATTTGAATTAATCTTTCTTCTGTATAATATTGTTGTACGATACGTAATACATGTTCCGCTAAATATTGCCTAGTTTTTTGTAAATTATCTAAAGGTACTTGAATCATCAAGACACCACGATTTTGTTTTTGTTGGATTGCTACACCGGAAACTTCAGGGCTATCTGTACCTAACATTGCATCACTTATACCACTAATAGTTTTTATATTAGCTGCAGCTTTTTGCCCAAGTCTATCTAGTCCGGTGGGAATCTGGTTAGGTGGTATTTTCGCTGGGGGAGAAGATCCGCGATTATACTCTAATACTAAACCAGTTTCCGCACCGTGTTCCTCGAGGTCGTCTGCGGTCATACCTTGTAATGAGCCTGTTTCTACAATCCAACCACTGTTAGCAGTTGTGTTTACAATATGTAATTCTTGTGAGCTTATTTTATTAAGTTGTTCTTGTGGTGAAATTAAGTTTCTTACCATACCAAATGGTCTACCTCTACGCCAATAAGGAAAGTAAGGTACGATAGTAAAACATACATAAGGGGACCAATCATCGTGTAACACAACATGATCAGCAGTTACAGTCCAACGTACTTTACGATCTAATCTAGTTAATATATCTAAGCCATATTCATCAGCAAATTTGTCTCTTTTACGCTTACTCCAATTTCCAGGTACTTGACGCATATCACCAGTAACTTCATCAACATAATACATACACTCTTTTAATTGATAATACTGTCTTTCAATAACTCGAATAGCACGAACTTGTCTATTTTCTTCTGGATTAGCGGTAGAACTTTGATTGTATTCAACACCAGTATAGGTATCACCATATCTAGTTTCTTCATACTCAACCGAATCTGTACCCATGGTATTACCGTATTCTGCTGAAACTCTTAGTTTATCGGCTTTATCTTGCCCATACTGTTCTTCAATCTCATCTAAACTCATCCACTTAGTTTCAAATATTTCATTCCAAGTTTTTGGGTCATACTCTTTTGCGTCTGGATCAATAAGAATATCTAAGGGGTCTTTACTAGTAACTCTAACTTCACCTTGAATATGGTCAGTAAAATCTATACGCACATCAAAGTAACCACGATCTTGAATAAGACCATCAGCAAATACTTGTGATTCTAACCACTCTAATTTATTAGTGTCAGCAATATGCATGTAAAGCTTATTTAAAACATCTGCTACTTCTTGAGTACCGTTGCCTTTAGGTTTGAAATTAACATCTGCTCTTCGAGTACTTTGCTCACCAAGCACAGTATTGACGGTAGGAAGTATAGTATTAATAGTTAACGCTGGACGACCTTCATCATCTAGTGTTGCAACATCAGCAGGATCCCACTGATTACCTCGGTAAAAAGCATCACATTTTTTCGCTGTCTCGATATAGTCAAGATGGCCATTGTCGCGCGCACGTTCGTAACGCTCGAACTGATTTGTAGCTATTAAATGCTCTTCTTCTTTACTAAGTTTCTTTTTCTTTTTACTATAATCCATTAAGAACTCATTGCTGATTTACGTTTATCTGTCTTAGCTAAATATTTTAACTTATCTCGCCAAGAAGGTTCGTGTTCTATTTTTTCTACAAAAGTAGCAAATTCAGTCATCATCAATCCTATCCATGCTAGTGCATCCACTTGGTCATCATGAACCCCGTTTGGAAAACGCAAAAGTTCCGCAATAAGCGGACCAACCCATACCGGATCTTGTGGAAAGTATACCATGCCTTGTTGCATTCTACCTTGAATCGCACGACCCCTTGCTTCTTTGTCACGTCGTCCTACTTTTAAATCTTTAAAGTAAGCTTCGTTAAGTCCACGTTCGCGAACTCGTTTTTGCAAAAAGGGCCCTAATGCCATTTCTATATGTCCTTTTTCTATGCCCACTACATGGGGACGCCAAGTTTCATATAAGTCTAGGATTTGTTCAACAAGTTCAAACCCGTCATACTTCCCTCGTACACAATCTACTACGTATAAATTATCGTATTCATCAACCCCAACAACTAACCCAACAGAGTAGTCATTACGTTCACGTTGACCAATCGCTAAATCCCATGCGCAATAGTAGCGTAACCTGTCAAAGTCTACTTCATTTTCATCGTAATACCTAATCATTTCTCGGTTGAAGTATTCACCTTCATCATTAACTGGATTTTGTTGATACAAAGCTGACCAGTCCCTTGGACCTACCGCTTTTTGAATCTGCGTTAGAGCTTCCGCACTGTATCGCTCTGGGTGAAGCGCTTCGCCTTGTTCTCTAAACTCTTCGTCTTCTTCAGCTAACGCTGGATATTTGACTACTTCCCACTGATCCGCACCGCCGGCTGCTGCAGCTAGTAGCTTTCCTGCTAAATCATCATCGTGCCATCTAGTAAGAATTACTAACACACCACCTCCTGGGGCCAGTCTTGTGTAAGCAGTTGAAGTGTACCAATCCCAAACAGAATCCCTATTGTATTCAGACTCAGCATCTTCTCTGTTTTTTACTGGGTCATCGATGACAAGTACGTGCGCACCTTTACCGGTAATACCACCACCGACACCAGCTGCTACATAACCACCGCCCTTGGTTGTATTCCAAGATTCTACGGACTGCGAACTAGGGTCGAGCGATACACCAGAAAAGACATTTTTAAAATTAGGTTCTCTTAATTGTTGACGAACCTTACGACTAAAGTTCATGGCCAACGATCCAGAGTAGGAACAACTAATAAACTCATGTTCAGGGTTCTTGCCTAAGTGCCACGCTGGAAATGCAACAGAAGCTAAAGTAGATTTACCATGTCGAGGTGGCATAAATAACATTAACCTAGGTGATTTCTTATCATTTACATCTTGACTAAATTGTTCAAGTCTTAAACAAATATCTTTGTGTACCCAACCTGCTACATAGTCAGAATTAAATCTTTCAACAAATGGTAATAAGTGCTTACGTGACAACGCACGCATTGCTAACTCTTGTTGTGCTTTTTCTTGTTCAGTTTGTTCAACTACTTCTTCTTCTGTCGGTTCTTCTATTTGAGGAGCAACTAGACGCTCTGCTTCATCAGCTTTACAGTATACGCATATTTGATCGTCTCCTGGGTACAACGTATCAGGATGTAAAGACTTACATGTAGTACATTCAATCTTCTTTATTTCCATCTTTCTTTGGCATTAGATATTGATTATCAGTTCCTGCTATTTTTAACAATTCAGCATCTGGTAATTTTTCTAGTTGTTGAACTGTT